AAGACTTGGAAAATTGCAGGCAAGAGCCCTCGGAGCTCGTTCTCTGAGTCGAATGAAATATTCATCTCGACTCTCAGCTGAGAGGATCCATCCCCAGTCTCCGTTGTCATCTCGGCTCCGGACATGTTGTATCCCCCCCTCCCCAGGACGTGCTGCGCCACCTGCGACAATGTCTCCGTCCTTGATGGCATAGTCGAACGCCACCCACGGAGTGTGGCCAACCTGTGCGATATTAGGGTGTCTGCCGTCGATGTCAAATCGACGAGCGTTTCTCGTTGAGAATGGTGATTCGAATTCGAGAAAGGCGTGGTAGTGAATTCCTCCTGTGGCATGGAGTTCTCGCCCGATAATGCATTCAGCGTGGAGTTCGACACAGAGGTCAACGATGGCCTCGTAGTTGAAGTCCTCACCAGCTTGGGCGTACGTGAGTAAGACGTATTTGACATTTTTCAGAATGAAGCGGTTGCTTGGCATGTCCTTTGGGGAAACTAATATTATCCCCAAAGGACACAGGACACCTGTGGACTATAAATACGTACGCACCCTGCGGAGTTATGCTAAAATCCGCATAACTCCACAATTTCCTGACAAACATGTATCGGACTTACGGTTATTCCCGCTATCGCCGAAGGCGCTATGGTACCCGCTACGCACGCGCGCCCCGCTATAGGCGGGGTCACACCTCGTATCGAGGTGTGAAACGGTACGGGCGTAAGCGGGTTATTGGTCGTCCTCGAACCCTCCGGAAGAAAATCATGGCGGTGTCGCGCCGGAAGAAGCTAGACACCATGTTACCGTATACGAAGGCTAGTGCTTACGACGACACGGGGAATCCGGGAGGAGTGAGCTTTACGACATCAGCTCGTATTCATGCATTCGGCTTTCTTGCTACTGGGCGCAGCCTAGCAGCTAACAATACCAACCGTGGTATTGTGTCAGACGATGCAACGCGCACTGCTACAGAGACGTATATGAAGTCATATACGGAGCGAATATTCATCCATCTTGAGACCAACGACCCCGTTCGTTGGCGAAGGATATGTTTTACTTGGAAGGGACCCTCGCTTTTTACCGCCAATGTGGCCAGTGGCGGAACCGGAGCTGAAGGTTCCCTCATTTTAGGCAACAACGATGGTTTCCATCGTGCAATCACAACTCTTTTCCCTTCTTCCGGCGATACCAACGTTATTTGGTTGCAGTTCCTCGATATCATGTTTCTGGGTCAGTTCAACGTTGATTGGACTGACATTATGCTCGCGCCGCTTGATAAAAGACGCATCAACGTCAAATCAGATTACAGTACTATTCTACAAAGCAAGAATGATACGGGAACGTTTCGGAATTTCCGACGCAGTTATCGCTTGAGTGGAACACTCATCTACAACGATGACGAACAAGGTGGAGGCAAGTTGGAGACATTCTATTCTTCTCTTCAGAAGAGAAGTATGGGAGACTTTTACATTATTGATCTCTTTGACTTTGGTGAAGGCTTGGAAGGACAGAGTGTGCATTTTACTCCTGAGGCTCAGCTGAGGTGGACCGAGCGTTAAATAAGGGGGCTGTAACTTCTACGAATACACAGTTTCCGTCCATCCATTCTACATCTGCGTGACACATGTCTAAGCGAGGGTCCGTGTTGCTGATCCAAATACAAGGTTTACCCCAGTCGATCAACTGGGGATCCTTGTAAAGCCCTTTGATTTGAAATTGTTTCTGACACCCCAACCAATTTTTGAACATGGGAAAGAATTTGATACCCCCGGCTATGTCGTCGAATATAGCCATTTCTGCCTCGTCTGCTTTGATGGCCTCAGCATAGCTGTATAACCCACAGAAATAGAGGTGTTTAGTCGTTAAAGATCGTGCCCACACCGTTTTGCCAGTCCTCGTCGGACCATAGAGGACCAGACTCATCGGTCTTACTAAACAATTTAGCAATCGAGACCTCCAATATGCCTTCCCGCTGAGCGAGCGGCCGACCTGTCGGCCTTGATTGCGAGCTCAGTAAAAGCGGAGCGTAGCGGAGCGGGACACCTACCTCTCTATTCCACCTCGTGTATTGTCATCCACCCAATCAAGTAGAGGAGACATATTCTCGCCTTCGAACGAGAGTCCCTGTGGAGATGAATATTCTGTAGCAGTGCGTTTCCATCTCCAGTCGGCGTACTTGCAAAGACTTGGAAAATTGCAGGCAAGAGCCCTCGGAGCTCGTTCTCTGAGTCGAATGAAATATTCATCTCGACTCTCAGCTGAGAGGATCCATCCCCAGTCTCCGTTGTCATCTCGGCTCCGG